ACTATCATCAATTATGAGAGCCTACACCTTGTGGCTAACCAACAGCGTTGGGATTTTATTGTTTTGGATGAAGCTCACTCAATGGGCGCCTTTCCTAAGCCAAGTCAACGTGCTTTAGCTATCAAGGATATCCTTCGCAGATGTAACCCAAAAGTTATCCTGTTATCAGGGACGCCAACGCCTGAGTCGTACTCACAAATGTATCACCAAGTGTATGGCATACCTAACAACCCATTCAGAGAGTTTACAAGCTTCTACAGATTTTGCGACAGGTATGTTAAGCTTAAAGAGAAGAAGATTAATGGACTATTCATTAAAGACTATTCAGGAGGCTTAGAAACGATTGTAGAGGCTATGAAGCCTTATACCCTTAACTACACTCAGAAAGAGGCAGGATTCAACGCTGAGACTACGGAGGAGGTATTAGAGGTTGCTCTAAAGCCTGCAACGTACAAATTGATTGAGAAACTTAAGAAGGATTTAGTAGTTGAAGGCAAGGATGAGGTTATACTTGCAGACACGCCTGTTAAACTTATGATGAAGATACATCAGCTATGCTCAGGTACGGTTAAATTCGAAAGCGGTAACTCAATGGTTATTGACACCACTAAAGCTGACTTTATAAAAGACCACTTTACAGATTGTAAGATTGGCATTTTCTATAAATTTAAAGAGGAGCTGTCAGCACTACAACAAGTTTTTGGTAAACAGCTTACTACAGATTTGGATATATTTAACGAAACCGATAAGAACATTGCTCTTCAGATTATATCAGGGCGTGAGGGTATATCACTTCGTAAGGCTGACTACTTGGTTTACTACAACATTGACTTCAGTGCTACAAGCTATTGGCAGTCAAAAGATAGAATGACAACAAAAGACAGACTACAGAATGACGTGTATTGGATATTCTCAAAGGATGGTATCGAGCACGACATCTATAAAGCTGTAACAAAAAAAATGGACTATACTCTTAAACATTTTCAAAAACAAACACTATGGTAGAATGTATATGCGTAAACGACAGCAATAAGCCTGTCGAAGTACCTGCTAGAAAGTGGGTTATAAAAGGAAACAAATACAATGTTATCTTTACACTTACGGTAATGCCTCAGAAGGTATTAGCGTTTCACTTAGCCGAGATTGACTTAGATGAGTCTTGTAAACCATACGAGTACTTCTTGGCTAGCCGTTTCGCTTTTACTCAGGAAGGCATACGTCAACTGATGCAGTTAATAGCCGACTGTGAAGATACTGAGTTCTCTTTGGAAGAACTTATGGAGCAAACACAATTAGCTGAACTATAAAATTTATACAATGCAAAGTAAAAGAAACAGAATGGCAGGTAAACACCCTTCTTACGATAAGTTGGGTATGTCAAAAGAAAGAATAGCAAAGAAGCTTGAGTACGATAAAGAGTATCAAGCTAGCGAAGAAAGAAAGAACTATAGAGTGTCTCTTAACAAAGCCAATCGTACCAAAGGAACCTATGGCAATGGTGATGGTAAAGATATGAGCCACACCAAAACAGGAGGGCTTAGACTGGAGTCTCAGAAAAGAAACAGAGCTCGCAACGGACACAATGGTCGCTCAACAAAAATGTAATGAGAGAACAACAGATACAGTCTAGGAAGATAAAAGAGCTTGAGGCTCAGGGATACTACGTAATCAAGTTAACTACCACTAACAAGAATGGTATCCCTGACCTTATAGCTATACCACCTAACTCAGATGTATTATTTGTTGAAGTCAAAGGCCCAACAGGGAAACTAAGTAAGCTACAAGAGTACAGGATAAAAGAATTAAATCAACACGGAATAAAAACAGAAATATGTCGAGAGTCAAATCAGAAAAAGTAAAATCAGAAATGCAAGACTTAAAGAAAATAGTAGAAGATGTATTTGAAGTAAGTCTTATGGATAAGAAAAGGTTAATGACCTTAGTAGATGCGAGAATGGTATTCTCTAAAATACTCAGAGATAGAGGGCATACATTTGTTAGTATAGCTAAGTTTTTAGAAAAAGACCACACCACTATAATGAATTATATGGATAAGGTAGTATATTTGTTGAAGCAAGACGATAGACTTTTTGAAAACTATATGATTTGCAAAGACTCCTTCCTTGAAAATAGAGATGAGCTTATAGATGAAATCAAAGATAAGGACTTGCATATGAAGATTGCTCGTGTTAATATTCAGCTAGACAAACTTATATCTGAGAGAAACCAAGTGTTTGAGATGGATAGAAAGAATAAAAGATTTAAGTATATAATAGAGCTACTAAATAAAAGAGTGCCTGCAGGTAGAGAGGCTCATATTGAAAACAAGATAATGCAATTACTAAATGAGTAATTACGCTAGCGAAAACGAAAGAGCAAGTCGTTTAGCATTGAGAATTAATGAGAACCATTTATTGTTAGCTAACGTATATGAAAACTTAGTTGATAGAGATTTTGTCCGTGTGGATAAAGACATCAAAGTTATTATACTTCAGCTAAAACTTATCTTAAAATCAATGGAAGATGACGATTTTTGAAACTGAAGAAGATTTAAAAAGAGAAAAGAAAGCAATAGAAACATTCGTAAATACATTCGGAGGGTCATACAAAAAGCTAGATCCACTTGACGTTGACTACAAAATATTTGACAAAGACAGCAACCTAATAGCATACGCAGAAGTCAAAGGTCGTATTCGAAATATCCGAAACGCTTACCCTCTACCAATATCAATAACAAAAGTAGCAAAGCTTATAGATAAAAGATTAGTGCCTGTAATCATATGGGCGTGTGACGATGGTATTATCTATGGCATAGCAACAAAGCTTGAAGGGCATATAAAGTTTGGAGGAAGGAAGCCAAGAGAAGGCTCATATAGTGACGAGGAGATGATGGCTTACTTTGAAAAGCAAAAGGCTTTTAAATATGTTAGGTTTGATCTACAACCTTAAGACCACTCTTATATATGTGCTTGTACATAACCTCAGTTAGATATCCCATAAGCCAAGCCTGAGATTCTTCGTCAACAATATCTCTGTCCTCAGTAACCTTAACTACAGCGTGGTATATTTCGTGAGCAATTGTGTTATGGCTTAAATAAATTTCATCAAGTATGATGTAGTAGCTGTCAATATCAAATGTGAATACAACACCCTCAGCTTCGTCTGAAAACTTCTCATTTTGTTTTAATTTTTTATATACAGAATTTACTTTAGCCTTCAAGTTATCAGTGATTATTATTATCACATTGCAGTTGTAGGTCGAAAGCTTTATTTTTTTTGTTCTACTCATTTTCTGTATATTTGTACTTCAGATTTAGTTTTTCATAGTAATCGTTCGACCTCCGTTTCTACGGGGGTTTTTTTTATAACATTCTTCCATTGAATATCCTCTTATTAAAGAACTCATAGTCTCTGCCATTACTATCTAATTCAACCATAGCACAACCCCAATTCCATTTGTTCAGTGGCATATACGCAGGATGCAACTCTGATAAGCAACCGATGCTCCAAGTAGTTGTTATCTTTCCATTCATATCAGTCTCAGAGTGCTCGCTTGTAGAATGGTTGTGTCCTTGAAAAGCTGACACCTTACCTCTCATATAAAGACCACGTGCTACGTTTACCGGAGCTGAGATACCACCAATATATTCGTGTCCGTGAATGCCATTAAGCTCATTGAGTTTCATAAACCTATTTGAGCTTATCACCTCTATACCATTTGCTCTAGCCTTTATGATATTCTCAAAATCAAACTCCTCAACACCCCTAAGCTCGTGAGCTTTCTCTAATAAGAACTTCTCATATCTTGCCTCGTGGTTGCCTATCTTAAAAAATATTTTGCAACCTAGTTGCTTTTCTAAGACAGATATAAAAGCTTTTAGCGAGTCAAGCTCATACTTAAAGTCTCTCTTCTTTGGGTCTTTAACAAACCTTGACAGCTGATGACAATCCATTGTATCTCCGTTGAGAAGAACAGCGTCTACCTTTTCTTTTTTAAGATACTTGATAGCACAGGTGAGAGCGTCAATGTTGTGGTATGGTAGATGCACATCAGATAAGATACCAATCTTGCTGAACCCCTTAATCGCAAATGGCTCATATACAGTCTCATCAGACTCAGGCAAGTTGTATGGGTTTCTTGGTCTATCTTCTTCTCGATAGAACTCAGTAGTCGCTATAGTTTTCTTTGTCGTATTGTTTCCTTGCTTGCCTTCGATATACCTTAGAGTTCCTCTAGCATCTTCCACATCTTTAAACGTAAGGTTGTTTTCACCATACATTATTCTTGCTAATTTTAATGTTGGCATTTCAGGATGCTTTCTCCTGTACTCTCTTGCAACATCTGACTTTGGTGACGGTTTTTTAGGCATTTGTTATTCTGATTTTTTTGTATTGAACCAAGATGATTTTTTTGTTTTATCCTTTAAAGAACTTTTTCTTTTTTCAAACCAAGACTTTCTTTTTTCTTTTGGGGTATAATCCATTTCTTCATCTTTTCTTTCCCTTTCCTTTTGTCTCTCTTCTTTTTTTTGTTCTCTTACTTTTTCTTCAGCTTCATATAAAGAAGATTCCTTTCCAAACGTTTCATCATAAAGGTCAGGGTCGTACCTTTTCATATCCTTTACATTATCATATCCGTGCAATAATTTTGCTTTACCTTGTATTTGCTCAGGAGTTTTTGAAGATGCATTTTTCTTTGCAAATTTAATGCTATTATTTATTATCGCATTTGCTTCTGCAGGAGCCGTAGCAAAAGTATTTACAATAGACAATGCTACAATTTTACCTAAAGCATCTTTGTCTTTTTTAGATATATATTTTACTCTACCATACTCATCTGTAAACTTACCTGTAGTCTTTAACTCCATAGCCTCAATCATTCCGTCTATTTTTTTAGGAAGTATACCAAAAACCCCTAAGGTTTTATATACATCTTGTCTTGAGCCTGTAAATAAATGAGATATATCTTCTTCCTTAACTCCTGCAAGTTTTTGAATAACATTAATAGCCTCGTCCACACCAACAGCAAGAGGATATTCAAGAAAAGGTATTGGAGCTAAATCCGTTATGGCTCCAGTTACTTGAGTTTTTATAGCGAATCCTTTTCTCTTCTTCTTATCTTCTTCGCTTTCTTTTTGTCCTAATAAAGACTTAGTCCAATTTCCTAATGCAACAGATGCCGCTCCTGATATACTTCTAAACACAACAGCTTCCGCAAGATATCCTGACAATGACCTTCTAGCTATAGCCTTATCTTCTGCTGTAGCTACTGAGTTTTTGCTTAATGTAGATAAGTCAGAAAGCATTCTCATTGTTTGATTTATTCTAAAACTAGCAAAAGGCATTATCAGTTTATTGAAAACCTGCTCTTTTGTGTCTTTTGAACCTAGCCATTTTCCTTGAAGATCAGCATCAGATATATTTTGTTGTCTATCCACCATACTTTGAGCATAATCTGCGGCATCTTTATTTACCTTGTCCTTACTATAGTCTATAGTCTTTGGATCTATACCTTGCTTCTCTAATGCTTTCTCATAATAAGAAAGCCAAGATGCTCTAGCTATAAATACATCAGGAGAAACTAAAAATAATCGAAGCATTTTATCGTTTAAGTTTTCTACTCCTTCAAAATATTTTCCTACAAGAGATTTTTTATCGGCTTCAACCATCTTGTTTAAAGACTCTACATTTGCCAAAGACTCCATTCCCCTAATAGATATACCATAACCAATCCTATTTAAGAAATCATTTTTTGCCTTATCAAACATTGATCCCATTACATCTAACTTGCCTCCGGTATTTATTAATGTGTTAGTTCCAACAGGTACACTTTGTTTAAACAACTGAAATCCTCCTGCTAATGCTGCTGCTGTACCAATCTTTGATACTGAGTTTAACTTTCTCATCATCTTTGAAGCCTCATCATTGTTAACGATATCCTTGCTTCTTATCGTTCTTATAAATCTTTGTATAGCTCCTTGATCCTTAGCGTTACTACTACTATTGTATAGTATAGCTCTATCTCTAGCATAAGGTACTATCTTATCAAAGGCTTCAGAACTAAAGAACGCCTTTACTCCTCTAACCGTTGCTGATGTGTATATATCCATCAAAGCATCGTAGTAAGCATTTGTATTGTTTCTATCAAAAGATAAATCTAAATACCTCTCTACCTTATCAGTCATTTTATTTTTAGGCAAATTAGTTACTCTTTGGTTTTCTTCTAATACGCCTGTCTTTCTTTCGTAAACACCTCTAGTGCCTGCGTGGAACAAAGACTCTTCGTCTCCTATTTCTTCACTTCCTCCTCTGTTAAATAAATTCTTAAGAACGTCAGGATTATAATCTATATCCTTGCCTAATCTTTTGTTGTATATACTCTCTGATATGTCCGCTAATTGGTCGTAAATATCAGACCACTTCTTTACCCAAAAATTAACTGCCTCTAAATTAACGTTATCTACTTTGCTAATAACATCAGTAATGGTATTTGAATCTTTAAGTATTTTATCGTAAACAGTTTCGTACAATTTTGCTAACTGCTTCTCCTCTTCTGTTCCTATTTTAAGTTCTTTTATAGATTCATCTATCAAGTCTTTCTTTCTTTTAAACTCTGCTTGTTGCTCTTCGGGAGTACCTATCACTGTTCTTTTAACTGCAGCTAGCATACCTCTCTCGATATTATTCTCAGAAGTGTTAAACGCTTTCCCATTAGCTTCCCTTTTAAAGAACTGTTTTATATAATCATTCTTAACACTTGTTGATAGATGCTGAGCAAATGTCTTTTGGTTTTTTAATTCTGTAAATCCTGAGTATTTTGAAAGTTTATTTCCTGATGCAGTACCTCCAAACATTCTTTCTATAAGAATAGGTATAGTCATAAACTGCTCCCCTAATACTCTTCCCCAACTTTTAACCCAAGCATATTGTAATTCCTTTGAATGAAATCCTTGATCTGCTAACATCTCTGCATTTCTAGTATATTGGTATTTACTAACAATACTTTCCATTGATGCAGTAGAGCCATTAGCTAAAAAGTTTTTCAATGAATCCATAGCTGCCAATGCATCTTTTGCAGAAAGCAAGTCAGTATCCATACCCATAAACTTCTTTACTGTTTCTTTTTTGGCATCAGACACCTCTAAGCTATCTCCGGTAGCAGGGTCAATGCCTGTAGATAAAGCCTCTCTTATTCTTTGAACATAACCATTGAATCGGTCTTTGATATTTTTTTTGATGATAGTTTCTTTTTCTTTAAGAAGTTTTTCTTTTTCTGCTTCAGTCATTTCTGACATATCTTCTCCTACAATTTCTTCTTCTGTAGCTAATCTCTCTCTTTCCATAGCCTCATCTTGAGCTTGTAGCATTTCATCAACATATTCCATTACTTCAGTAACCTTAATCATTTCAGCTTCACTAAGCTCTTCTTTTCCTAAGGTAGATCCTTTTATAGCCTCTTTTATCTTAGCTGCCATTTCATTATAAGCATCTATATTTTCAACCATAGATGGCTTTATTTTCGCGAAGTACTTTCCTAGCTCTGTAAGGTTATATGCTTTTAATGCATCTCTAGATAGCTTTCTTATTGACGTTCTTGTAGATTCAGCTTTAGATAACTTGTTATCGTATTCAGCATCAGCAAATATTTTCTCAGCATACTCAATAACTTTCTCCATCTCAACGTCACTCTCAAGATTTACCTTACCAAGTTTCTTAATTAAGGTACCTACTTTTCTTGCGGATACGTCTCCTGACTTTTTAATATTAGCTATAGTGGCATCTAATATTTTTCTTTTTTCTTTTATGTTGTCTTTAGCCTCTTTTATAGCTAACATCATTTCTCTAAGCATTTTATATTCGCTTATCTCAATGATATCAGTTTTAGCGTTGTCAATAATTTTATTTATCTTATCAACAGCCTTATCTAAGCTTGCTTCATCTTCAACTTTTCTTGCCTCTTTCCTTAATTTATTTAAATCATCACGAGTAAGGTTACCGTAGTCTTTTACCGAATCGATATACTCTTCTAATTTTCTTCTAGCATCTCTTGCTTTTTCTTTTGTAAACTTTGCTCCTTCTTTAAAGCCTTTAGCAATATCTAATATTCTATTTTTGATAATCTCCTTATCAGTTGTTATAACTTTTTTAGGCTCAGGTTCACCTAATAATTTCTCAGGAGATGGAGCCTTTTTTTCTTTAAGCTCAAACTTACTTCTTACATCTCTAATCAACTCTTCTTTTTGTATATCTGAAGCGTTCTTATAAGCTTCGCTTTCTTGAAGTTTTTTAATGGCATTTTCTATGTTGCCTTCATGAGAAGATTTACCTTCTTGCTTAGCTTCCTCTATCTTTGTTTTATATTTATTATCTCTTGCAGAACCTTTTTTATACTTATCACTTGCTTTATATTCCTCGTATTTAGTAGTTAGTTCTTCAACTCTTTTATCCCAATACTCTCTTTTTCTGCTAGCAAAATCAACATCTTCTTGTAGCTTACTCATTGCTTCTTCATATCCGGGAAGAGATTCTAAATCTAACCCAAATGCATCATCAAATGTATATCCTAATTCCTCTCCTTTTGTGATTGGAGATATAAGACCTGACGCTTCGTCCCAAGCCTTTTTAACAACTGTATTTATATTTTCTCCAATAGACTTTGCCCACTCATTAATATCTCCTGCTTTTTGTTTTATAAACTCCTTAGCTTCCTTTACTAGAGATTGGTGATAATCAACTAACGCCTCCAATTTGGCATTAGAGTTTATGCCAAGCCCTTGACGTAACGATTTCAATCTTTCTTTGGCTGCCTTTCTAGCTTCGGTAGCTTGCTGTAATGCAGTCTTTGTTTCAGCGGTAACTTCAGGAACTTTCTGTGATTTTGACAATTCATAATCAGCTAAAGATTTAGCTACGGTAACTCTAATTATAGGCTCGCCATTTGTTTCTCCTCTAGACGATATCTTATCTTTAAATACTTCAGGAACTTGAGATTCATCAGTATATGTAAAAGTTACAGTGTTGCCATCATTTATTTCTTGTAACATTTGATCTATAGTAGGTTTCTCTACTTCTTGCGTCCCTTCAGGAGTGATGGTTTCTTCTCCGGTAGTGACTTCAAGTTGGGCGTTTCCTTCGCCCACTTTTTGCAGTCCCAATCTTTGTTCGCCTGCGCGTAGCAGAGCTTCATTTGCTTTTTGCTTTTGAATGGCATCTTCGCTTAATTTAGTTAGTTGTTCGTTAATTTTGTTTATTCTTTCCTGCTGTGGCTTTACCAGTGCAGCGTCCTTATCTTTAATCTTATTCTCTAAATCTCTTTTCTCTTTTAACAAATCCATCGCCTCTTTCTTTGCATCTAAATCTAATCCCTCAGGAACAGACCTAAATAAACCAACTGAATTGCGGTAGTTGTTTAAAGTTTCTTTTGCCTGATCTGTAGTTATCTCTCCGCTTACTACTTTGTTTTTTAAGTTAGTAACAAAAGCTGTTTGCAAGTCAGTGTTGTTAGCAGCAGACTCAAATAGTCTGAACTGCTCATTACTCATCCCTTTATATCCTGTCTCAGTTGCAGCAGCGTGTAGCGAACCGGGTATACCAAGTATAGCACCGCCAACAGCCATTGAAGCCATTGCTTCTCCTGTTTCTCTTAAAAATTCACCTACAGAATCAGGCGTTCTAAGCATCTCTTTGCCACTAACATTATTATAAAACTCTCTGATAGCCTCGTCAGATACGTGCATAGCTGCACCCAACTCAGCACCTGCTAAAGCACTCTTAGCTGTAGCTATACCGCCTCTAGCAAGAAAATTATTAACCTCGCCTTTCATTACAGATTTAAGCTCAGCAGCAGTGGCTTTAGCTCCTACTCCTTTAAGTGATGTGTTTACTAAGTCTGCTACAAAACTTTTATTTGCCATCATCTTATTTAATCCAAACTCTAACAATACCGAGTTTGCAAGATTAAATGGCAAAGCATAAATCATTTTGTCTGTTTCACTAACGTCTTTAAATGCAGGATTGCTGTTAAATTCTTTTTGCATATTCTCATTAGACATAGCAAACATTGTAGCCGCCTTATTTATAGGAGTACCAATAATCGCAGGAGCAAACCCTATAAGACTAGATATGGCTCCTCCCCAAAATCCTTTTTTAGAAAGGTCGGTATATTCAACTGTAGTATTAGGGTCATTCATAGCTGAATACCCCTTTATAACAGTCTCGCTAATACCTTCTTTATTTGACTTTATTGTTTCATTTAGAATCTTGTCCTCTATTTCTTTTCTTCTTACATCACCAAAAGCTAATGAGTTCTTCCAATCATTAAACTTTTGTAAATCTCCTTCAATACCTTCAGGTATTTGAATCTTCATATCTTTAGCTATCTCAATAAACTTATCCTTATACTCTGTACTTCTTTCAGTTGGACCATAATTAACAGCCATTATAATGTCATCTACATAGGGTATTTTTCTAGCTAATTCGAATTTTAAATTTTGCCTGCCTGCTCCTGCTTCGCCAAATGCTCCCTTAAGCTGATTCCACATATTACCATACCAAGTCCCCTGCTCGCCTTTCATAGTATAATACTTACCTGCGGCAGACTGCAACTGAGCGTCTTTAGTTTCTATGCTTGACCTCTTTTCTTCTAATATGGCGGCTTGATCTGATATAGTTTGCTTTTCAGCATTTGCTTGAGTATATTTTTGTTGCCAAGAAGCATCTCTTTGATTTTCAGGAACAGCATCTAGTTGACTAAAAGTATTGGTAAGCAATTCGTATTTCTGATTAAGAGCTATTCTTTCTTGAACCAAAGCATTTACATCTTTGCTTATTGCACTTACCGAATCTTTAATCTCTTTGTCTGTAGCTACTTTCATATTGGCTCCTGTCGCCTTTGTTTCAAAGTCAAGTTTAGAAGTAGGAGTTGATTTTTTAGATATAAAATTTTTTAATTTTTCTGACTCAGATTTATCTTTACCTGAAGTCCAATTATCTAAAGATACTTCCATCTGAGTCCCATCAGGAGCAGTAACAGTCATAAAGTCGCCTGTCATTCCTGCTTCTTCAAATTTAAAACCTGAATCACCAAAATGATAATTCATTAATGGAACAGCTTTTTCTTCTGTTCCAGATATTAAATCAGGAGTGATTACATTTATTGATTTTGAGAAGTTTGGAATTTCTTTCTCAGTTAAAGGTTTTTGTATTTCTACAGGCTTAAACTCAAATGGCTTCCCTTGCCCCATAGGTAAGTCCTGAGGTTTAGGAAACTCGGTAGGCAAACCCAAAGAAGTAGCGTCCGAAGGTGATGCCGTAGTAACGGATTGTCCTTTTTTTTTAAACTCTTCAGTAGGTTGCTCGGTAGCAGGTTGCTCAATTGCAGGAGCAGGAGCTGTTTGTCCGCTATATTTTTGGAAGAATGAATCTTTGTCTTTGGTGTATAAGCCATCTCTAGAGACAACATCAAAAACTTTTTGTTTATACGCTTGGTCCCCCCATTGAGTTTGAAATTCTTCAAATGATTTTGTGTACTTTCCTTCTCTAATTAAGACATCGTATAATTTTTTTAATTCATCCATATTTGTTGATTAATATATTTTTAATCTAATTCTCCACTACCGCCGGGTTTTAATTCTCCGTATACTGATTTTGCTAATTTTTTATTTACATTAGAAGCCAAGTATGCTGCAATCTTTTGCTTAATAGTATCAGGAGTGTCTTTATCATCTATCGTTATTTTTTCAGATAAAATAGGTTCACCAGCTGTGTCCACTTGCCCTGTTGATATTTGAATATAATCCGTTTTCCCTCCCATACCTAAACTATAGTCTCCCGTAAATGTATACCCTAAATTAGAGAACATAGTATTTAAATTTTCAGCAGTAGCACTTGCGTCATTTTTAACAATAGTTTGGTCGGTAATTTTATTTAATGCATCTTGACCAATTTTCTTACCATAGTCTTGCGGAGTTCTAGATGCTGTAACTCCTATAAATTTTTGTTGTTCTGCAGTCATTAATGCATTTGGATTGCCTCCTCCTGACCTTTTCATTACCTGTTTGGTATCATCTACCCCGTGTATCTCAGTTCCTAATTCAGCCCACTGACCCAATGTTGTTTTTGTTTTATCAAATTTAATTGTTCTTGGGTCTCTATCTTCATAAGATATTGTAACAGTTCCATCTCCAACATCTATTCCTGTCATACCTAAACTTAAAGCTCTTTGAGTTCCTAGTAGATTATCAACAGCAACTCTTTTCGCCTCAGGTGTTCTTGCTGTAAATACTTGATTCCAAGCATTCATTGCGGTGTCGGCTGCTTTCTTTTCATCAGCTCTTTTTGTTTTCCATTCAGCAGTTTGATCCTGCAATTGACCTGTTGTTTGTACCTTCTCCTCATACTTATACTTAGGTCTAGTCATATTGCGAAAAAAGCCATTTGAATCTTCTTTTTGTTTATCGCTAAATATAAGTTCTCCTTGTTGAGTACTTGGATCTACCTTCTCGTATATAGCTTCAGGATTAGCTTTAGCATCTGCCTCATCGTGAGTTCTCCTATACATTTTATTTGTTCCGGGAACGAATTGCAAATGGTCTATAAGAACAGACCCTCTTGCATACGAATTAGATAACGAGCTATTTATCCAATCATTCTCTGCATTCCAAAAATTAAATATTTCTTGCCTTTCTCCATTACTTAATTTTAACTCATCAGCTCTTCTAGTTATATCATCAACAGTAACAACTTTACCTTGTTTCCATAATCCTGCTGCGGCTGACATAGCAGCATCCGACTTTATATATGTTCCCATTTTAGACGCCCAATCATCAGTTATTTTTTGAACATCTAATCTATCTTTTCTATTTTGTAATAAACCTTTGATGTAAGTTGGGCTAGCAAAGTTGTTAGGGTTTTCACTCATAGTATAAACCTCTTTACCGTCTACAATCTTCTTGTCTTTCATTGCAATATTTACAATGCCATTTGTTGGATTGATATAAAAATCAGATTGACTCCAATTACCAAATCCTTCAACCTTAGCCCAATCGTCAACAGTCATCTTTGATATTGTATTATTCTTATACCCATCCATTACTTCTCCATAATTCTTTTGATATTCAGTAAGTGCATCAAAAGACTGATTAATACTATCTTTTAGGTTCTGAGTATTTATAAGATAATCTTTAAGTTTTAATTTGCCTGACTTAAGTAGTTTTAATTGTAGATTCTTATACTGAGTGGCATTGTCTGCAAGTTTAAGAGCAGCTGTCCTAGCATTTGCATCCTGCCCCTGAGGAGAGTTTGCTAGTGTCAACCCAATCTGTCTTGAATCCTCATCAATAGCTGCCTTCTTTTGTTCACGAATCTTACGTTCATTCTCGAACATATCACTCATATTCTTACCTATCTCCGCCCAATTGACGTAATCGGTAGCATCCCTTTCTACATATTTATATCCTAATGGCATATCTATTAAAAGTTAAAATAATTATAATCTTGAGACCACAATGGCATTTTAATTGGAGAGCCAAATTTTGTAGCATTGCTATATTCAAATGGATTAGTGCTAACCATTTGAGGTTTTTGTATTTGAGGCATTTGATCAGGGCTTAACTTTAATTGTTGCTTTGTTCTAGCCATAGCCTCAGCACTAGGTGCCTGAGGTGCAGCTATATTTGTATTCCCTCCCTTTCCTGAATACAATGGAGCAGACCCATATATATTCTGAGCTACTCCTTGAACTCCTTGCCATCCTTGTGCTGTAGCAGCTGCAGCCGCAGCTTGAGCATCAGCAGCCATTTGTTGCTGTCCTGCAACCTCATCCAAATTTATTTGAACACCAATATCACGAAGTCTGCTATCCTCTTGTGCTTTTAGCTTGTCAAGGTCAGACATCTCTTGTCCCATAGAAGACCTTATACCTGCTTGCATTTCATTCTGAGCCATCTGTACTCTTCCTGCCGTAGCACCTATACCTCTCTCTTGTTCCTGTGCTCCTTGTATAGCCTGTGCCCCTTGAACCAAAGCAGCTTCTCTTTGCAACTCATAAGGCTCTTTATTGACTGCTAGTTTATTATAGTAATTAACCTCTAGTTGTCTTTTAGCCTCAGCCATTGCAATCTCCGCAGCTCTCTGAGCTTCCATCTGATTTCTCTTTTGTTCACTAGCTTGCTTAAAAGACATAACAGCACCAAGACCACTTGACACTATACTTCCTGCTCTGCTACCCATTTCTTTAAGCATATCAAATCCTGCTGTTTCTGCTCCCATATTATAAAATTTTAATCATTTCAAATTTATATGAAGTTGTTTTTGTATACCCATTTGATTCAAAAACACCTGCCAAATCATTTCCTTTAAAAATAGTATAAACATACTTACTCCCAAAATTTTTGCAAGTTTCTGTAAGAGATTCGATAAGTAAATTTATAGCGTATTTTCTATTTGGCTTCTTTCTGTACTGCTTATTTGATACAATCCAGTCTATCCAAGATATGCCTGAGTTTGTGACATAAACAAATCCTGCACAAACAGGAACATCTCCATCCATTATCATAAGACCACCCTTTCCATTTTCAGGTAAGAAATCTTTCTCAGGAGCCTTGCTCCATCCCCAATCTTTCCACCAACCGACAAGGATTCCTTGATAGTCAGTATCGTTTAATATTCTTACTTCTAATGAATCCATATCACTACAAAGATATTGAATTTAAGGAAAACTTTTCATAACTTCAGAATTAACTGTAAACAACTCAATCTTGCTGCCTGAATAGTTTTGCATTGTAAATGTCATATAGTGACCAAGTACGCCGTGAGACTCCGCAACCGAATTTTTAATATACAAGAAGTAGTTGACATTGCTCGTTATTGGAACCGTGCCTACAGGGCTAGTGTCTATTATTATTTGGTTTATGCCTGCAGGATAATTTACAATTACATTCTGAACTATACCTGCCCAATTAAGAGCAGCAGCATCAAAGTAGATATAATCACCTATACTTATAATACCACCTATATCAATCAATGGATTTATAGAGAAGTTAACCGTGTTACCACCTGTAACTGTCAAACTATCACCAATTCCGTTTACGCTCCTTAAAGCCAACTGCCCTTGAGAGTTGTTTCTTATAAATGCAAAATATGATGCTTCTTTTTTCTCAAAGAAACTAGAGTCTACATATCCTGAATATTGAAGGTCTGTCTCTAACTGCATACTCCAACTATTATCTCCTTCTAGATTTATAGTCTTAAACAATTTATTTTCAAGTGGAGCAGTATTTATAACACTTTGTACTTGACTAGCAACAAATGCATTTTGAGGAAGATTTTGTCTATCCCACCAATCAAAATAAAAAGTATTTCTATTATCATTTACATTGTGCCTATAAAGATTACCTCCTTTAAAAGTATATAGATAGTTATTCATTCCTAATATATAATCAGGATTGTACGAGTAGAACGAAGGCCACCCTTCAACATTAGGACTATATGTTAGTGTATATTGCATATTAACAAGTTTGTGATATTGATATTATAACTCCATTCTGCACCTCTATAGTGTCATTTGGAAGTATTAAAAAATTTGTTTTATACTTTCCATCTGCTAATTTATTTTGTCCAAAAGAATCAGTAAATACCCAATCGTATAATCCAAGAAATGGATTAGTTCCATTTACTGCAGCTACATAATAAGTTACATTGGTAGGTAACGCACATCTTATAGTGTCATCAGCCTCAGCCGTAGAGCCTGTAAATGAACGTAGACGCTGAGGACAATGAACAATTATACTTGCATAGTCATCAGGGTAACAAGCCAACAAAGTATCTACAATAAGAGTATTAAAAGAATTATTTAATTTTGGCACAACCATTATGCACTTATCAGGTGTAGATGGAGTTAGTACTGTATATGCAGCATCTAAAGTAACATATATTGAATCGCCTGTATTATTCCAAGTAATCCCATCGTACTCATTTATTTCATATTCATTAGTATGACCACTTCCATATTCACCACAATTACTTGCTGTAGCTCCTATATAAGTAAACGTTCCCGGAACTGAAGAAGCCAAGTATCCATAATTAACAGAGCTTAACTCATTATAAGTATTTGTATTTAACGTAGCTTTTATACCATTAGGGATACTATTTGGATTAAATTCTATTATAATAGCTCCAATATCTGTAGGGTTTGTTCCCGTATCAACACTTAAGCTATATATTGCTGTATCTTCACCTATAATAACCTCTCCTATTGGACTACAAGACGTTCCACAAAAAGGACAATCCTGCTGAGGGAGCAATACGCAACCTACCTGCTCTCTTGTTATTACTCCATCCCCATAGAAACCATCAGCAGCGCAAATGCTTAATGCGGCATCATAAAACACCGCAGTAGCAGAGCCAAGTGAAGGAGCATTTAAATAGTATGTTTGTTGTATCGGCATATTTTATTTTTTAACACGTTGTAGAATCAATACATCCATTGTAAGGCGTTATTGTACAATCCCCTGCTCCTGTAATTACATTAGGATTAAACCCTGATTGAACGCATATATAATCTGTTTGACCTCCCCCCCAAGCTTGATTAACTTCTATTCCATCGCAATTAATCCAAGCAATAAAAACACCAAACCCTGATGGGCTAGTAACGACTTTCCACTGAGTGCAACTATTGCTTTCGCAGCACTTACATTCATTTGTCATATAAAGATTACCTATTGACCCAATATCTATAGTTGGTGTCGTTCCAAATAAACAACAAAATTTAAAGTTTGTATTAGTCGCAATTTCTTGAGTCACTTCAATACCTGTTGTGCAGTCCATATATTTAATCCTTGCCATTGAAGCAATTGCAGGATTGTAATATACATACGTAGTACAATTTGCACATTCTGTTGACTCAATACGAGCTGTGCCCTGAGTGATATCATAATCAGTTCCAACCTGCAAACAAGTATTATATACTTCTCCGGGATTCAATGAGATTGTAAATGGTCCTCCATTACATTCGCCTCCTGTAGTTACACCAAAATCTATCTCTGTTGTTCCAACCGATAAGCTTGTAATAGTTACATTTACACATTCTGTGGTACAAGCACTGCAATTACAACATACTTCTTTTTGAGGATCAACCATAGCATTGCTATAACATAATTGCGTTGGAGTAGCATCTCTCATATCCCAAATCAAATACAACACATCTCCCAACGTTTTGTTAGGGACAGTAAAGTTTGCTTGGTATATAGGAGAGCTTCCTGTTATTGGACTAGCTATGCTTGATAACCCTATAGCTGTCAGTATACTTGCAGGTATGTTAGGATATAATACGTTTGTCCTTAAGTATCTAAACTTATCATTTAGTGGATTAAAATTAAAACTATCTGTTGGTATCTTATTAGTCTGCATTGACATTGTGCTAAACTCAGGAGGAAAAGCTCCTGCGCCAACATAACCTGTAGTTACATTATATCTTGATACCAATGGATTTGCAGTTCCGCTAACAAATGTTACTAAATTAGATTGCAACCCGGATATATAAGTTCCATTTGTATATCTATATTGAGTATGTATATTTTGAGTTGCATCTGTATTATTTCCAACTACTACCTCTACAATAGTTAACACCTCAGGAACAGGACATTCTGCAGTTATATTTAAAACCAAATCCCCACTAGATGGAGTTATTGTCACAATAGCAGTCTCGATAGATATTAAGTCTTTATAAAAAGTAATTTGTCCATCGTCTGGAGTAAGACCTGAGCTATATGTAGTTGTATTGTACTCTATAGATACGTCAAATTCTGCACCTGTATTGCTAACAACAGTCCAAGAAACTGTAGTCTCTCCTACTATTGAGCCTAAATCAACGCAATATATAAGCGGCTCTACAATAGATACTGTTTGAGTGGTACCACAAGCTAAACATTGTGGATTAGTTGGGATAGGCACTTCATTTGTAGTCAATACATACTCATTCATATAAGGATCAAATCCTCCTAATTTTTGAGTGCTGAATGAGTTATTGAACATATCTCTAAACCACGTTCTCATATTCTGCTCAGATATTACTTTTATCTGATCGTTAGAATAAGAGTCACCCATCAATTGAAGTACAGCTCCACGTTTAACGTCAGTAAAGTATCTGCTTGCTCCCCAATGTACATAACTCTCAGGATTGAAACTAATACCATACTTCTCAGTACGAGCAATCTGTGTTCCTAGTACCTCAGGCACTGAAGAGATAGCTCCTCCACCTGTTGAGTCTGATAATAAGTTCTTCCCTGCCAACACATAAGATATCTTATCTTCCTGTAAAACAAGAACATCAGTTTCTCTTCCATCCATTTTATATATTGGGCCAAATGATGTCTCTAGATTTTTATAATCTAAAAGACCTAAATTAAACTCATTGAGTTTATTTACATTGGTCTCTGCATTATATATACCACTATATGTAATATCTGCAAATCTATCTGCCTTCTTGTATTCTTGCGCTGCAACAACATTTACTCTTTCTCCTAAGTTGAAGCTTCTTCCAATTAAAGAGTCTCTTATCTTGTAGCTTTCTGCACCATTACCAAAACAAAAGCAATTAAAAAATTCAGTATCCACAACTCCTGCTATACCACCTGCAATATCTTGGTCTGTTACATTGCCCATATGGTTTCCTAAATCATCAATAGAAAATGAGAGGTTGTTCTCATAGAACACATCAGGCAATGCATCATTAGGCTCTGTTTCAAATATAATAAGACCAACTGCTCTATATACCTCTATTCTAGCATCTACACAATAGGCTCTGCTATTAGGATATCCTGCACCTGTACAGCTAATACCTGTAGTTAAACCTAGCGTTAATTGATTATTAGTTGTATTTCTAAAAAACTGAAAATAACACGTATCAAAGCTATCAGGACCAAATGCAAAGTCTGTCCTTAATACAGGTTTAAATGTAAGTGTTGTTACACCATCTAAACTATATCCTGTATTTAATGTCAATGCAATATTATCTCCTATAAACCAATCATACATATTATCATAGTTTGCAGTAGATATATATGTTTTTGTAAGAACATAGCCTCTTCTTTCACAACTTCTTCCAACTCCTACGCGTTCAAACTTTATATCAAATATGACTCTACTGCCTGCAGGAATGCTATAATCTATATACATACCGGGATTATTAGGGTCATCAATATTTGCAGGATATTGAAGCCTATCAGAAAAGCCTCCCTTAGGGGCACATACAGACCTCCACCCATAATCTACATATGAATTTGCAACAGAGTCTACAGAAAAACTATTTGCTTTTATTTTCATATATACACCTGCAGGAATATTTTGCCCTGCAATTGTAGGATTTGTTATAAAACCCGAAGCCTTAGCATCTTTTTCAAGAACTGTTGCGTATTGGCAATTTGGCAAAGCTCCATTTGTATCAGCCTTTACTATATACCTATCTCCTACCTCAACCTTCTTTGTATTCTCTCCTTCCAAAAGGAAATACGTAGCGTTAGTGTCTTTATCTGTAAAAAACAAATTTGAATATATTGTCTCATAATTTTCAGCATCAGGCTTTATAACAAACTTATATCTTTTTGCCCAAGAAGGAGCTATTTGTGTAGTTGGTATAGTAACACGGATTTGATTTTGATAAATAGAAAATCCACAAGGAATGTGAACTGTATCATTTAAATTACTAACCAATGCAGTAGATGAACGATTAAACTCATCCATATACACTATACCAATTTGATAACCTCTATTACTATGTAAGCTTCTAGGTGTTGATATTTTTTGATAAACTGCATCTGAAAATATTACTTTATAATACTCATAATAATATTGCGCAGTAGATGGATTGTTTATATCATCTGAAAACTTCATTGCAACTAATTGCAAACCTATTTCGTCACTTCCCGGAGTTGTTACTATTTTTATAGCCTGCTCTATATCAGATATTCCGCTTGCCCATTTTGAAAGCGTAGATAAATTAGTAATACTACAATTTATTTGATCTGTAAAAGTAGAGCCATCACAAGATGTTTCTACACCTACAATAGGACTATACACGGGTTTTATATTGCCTGTAGGTAAAGATGTTCCAATAAACTGTTGAAACTCAACGCTAGTAGCTAACTGATACACTGATGTATAGATTCTTTGCAATACAAATGTAAAAGACGCATTAACTTCTAATGTAGATACAGTAGGTTGAGGAGAAGGAGTTACCCCCCAAGCAGAATGAGAAATCCTTAAGTCTAAAGATATAGAAGCGCCTACAATTAAATCAAGTCCATTTAAATTTAAATATACAATAGAATCTGCTATAGTAACAGGAGCGGTAGGGTCTATGCTATAATTTCCCGGTTCTAAACGAGTAGTAATATTTTTATCTCCAACACTATTTGTAATAAGCTCTGTAGAATACTCTAATTTTGTTGGATTTCCATTTCTATCAACTAAATCATATCCTTCCATATAATTTCCATACATTAACCTGTTGCCCATAATTGTTTGAGCTTGAGCATAAAGTGGAACATTATCATAAAGTCTTAGCAATTCTCCTGAAGAAAGTATTGTAAATATTTTACTATCGCTAAATTGGTAAGTTTCATCAGTATAATCAGATGTCTTCTCAAAAGTATCTATAACCTTTATTATATTACTATTAGCCTGCTTAAATAATAAGTCAATACCTGTAACTAAGGGTCCTCCTGTATTGTATGTAACAATAGCCGTATTGAACTGATTAACCATCCCTTCATTTAAAAATGAATCAGGACTAAAGTTAAAATTGTTTGGAGAAAATGCTATATCAGACCATTGAGATGTAGCCGAATATTCTCCATCTGCATATCTATATCTATAAGCAAAAGATATAAATCTTGTTTCTAAATAATTTGATTGCCCTGATGTATTAATAAGTTCAATAGTAGGAGACTCAGTAGGAGGTTTTTTTATAACAAGCAAAGACTCTGCTGTAATCTGATCTACATCAGCAATTGGATTTGGATATCTGTTTGTAACAGGATTAGTATTTATAAATCTTGGAGGGTTATAGTTGTCTGTAAAATATAAAAAATCTCCAATGATATTTACTCCTGTAATTAAATAAAGGTCGTTGAAGTTAAGCGTAGTATTAATACCACCTCCATCATCTATGCTAATAACGTTATAGGTAAGTATTCCTGTAAAAACATTGTATGATAAAATCATATCCAATTTGCCTGTTGCTCCTACCGGAAAGTTAGAGTCGTGAACGAACCAATATATAGTTTCATTTGCACTATCTTCAATTGCTCCTATACACTTAGCGTCTACACTTAATTGCGTTCCGTCAATATATCTTAGTTCTGTTAATGGTATATTTCCTTTGGTGTTTTCTATTACACCAACTTCAGATTGCTCGGTAGAGCCCATTCTGATATTCATAGCATCTACATATTCTCCTTCAGGCAATAGACGTTGGTCTACTACCTTATTCATTCTACCTGCTATAAAATTCCTTGAAAATTTTGCCATATTATTTAATTACTTTGTCCATACCTCTTAGATTCATCAACAACCTGCCCGGATGGATATTACTGATTCTTATTTTTGCATTTCTAAGTAACGAAGATTTATCTTTTCTAGCACGATTGATAATATACTCTTGAGTGCCAAACTTTGAGTTAAGCAATTCATATTTGATTGCAGCATATACATAATGCTCAAATAATTTATTTACAGATACCAAAGACTCATCTCCATTCTCCATACCATCTGAGATATACTCAAGTATACAAGACTCTCCTGCCATACTTGAATCAAAGTTGATTACTCCTGCCTTCTTATCAATATTAAACGTAGGGTTAAAATTAGCCGTTTCTGTATTCAATCCAAAGTCAGCTCCTATCCTATAATCAAAATACCAATTACCGTCTATATTCCATCCCCACTGCCCATTAAATTGATTACCTTGATTAAGGTAAATGCTTTTCTTTGTATTGTTTAATCTATCGTAATCTATCTCTGAGTTTTGAGGCTGAAGGATATTGCCATTCTGATCAAACAAAATGTTCCCTTTGTTATCTTGTAGATAAGCATTAGATGAAAGTGTTTGGATATTCTCAGTTAATGGTCTTAATAAACCATCTTTATATAAAGATATCCTAACCCAATTTACAAAGTCAGAAGGAAGAACGTATCTTAAAGAATAAGCTACAGATAATTGCAATACTTTAATTTCTTTAAAAGCATCGTAGTTTAATTCTTGTATAGCTCTTTTGGCGTGAAACAATATCTTATACCTCTCCTCATTATTAACTAATGAGTGATTACCAGTGTGCATCAATAAAAAGTTAGTTACAATATCTTGTAAGCTTACATATTGATATGAACCCCAATTGGCATCTTGTGGGGTATTGCCATTATTATCATAATATTCGTACTGCGATATATAAGCCATAAGGTAATATATTTATTACTGTTGCATACTGAACGTAGGTTGTTCGTGTTGCTGCTGAGCAGAACCAAATTGAGATACCTCAATTTCACGAATAACAATACCACAGTATTCTAAAATCTTTGTTACTAATTTATACTCATCTTCTGTAGGCAATTCAAAGTCCTGATAGTCAGGTTGAGATTGGTTGAATACAGGTTCTCCACTAGCAAGTAAACTATATGTCCACTTTGGTACTTTTGGATACCTAAAGTAATCGCATTTTATTGCACCATAATTAACAATACTACTTGGAAATATAGATACCACTTCTCCATTTAATGAATAAGATGGATATAATAAAGATGGAGCTGTAAGCAATGAGTTATTTAAAAGAGAGATATTTACATTTGAAACCTTATCAGCCTCTGCATATTTCTTTGATGAGTAAATAAAATAATCTTCAAAAGACGCAGGATCTTGGAATATGTCATCATACAAACCAAGCACAGTTGTGCTTACTACAGTTTGAACTATAGAAGATTTAAATGTCGTTGCATTTACAACTATATCTCCAACCGCAACTCCGCTAGCTATAAAATCAGCTGTAGAATCCTCTAATCCAAATGGAATCGTATTATCTGTAACCCCTGAAGCTAATTTTTTTGTGTAAACAATAATCTTATTCAGCATAAATGATAAATTCCCTGTTGTAGTAAGGGAAGGCACATAGAAGTTGTTTATATCTATACCTGAAGCTGTTTGTCTTGGAACTAAAAAATCGCTAACTAAAAACTGCTCTAATACCTCAGCTATTGGTTTTTTTACATCAGCATATTCTGTCCCTGATGTTCTTACATTCTCAGCATTTACAGTCTTATTATAATTACTATAATACTCCTCATATAGCTCCATTTGAGCATTCTGTGCAAGCAGATTAAAATCAGATGGGGATATATACCCGTAGTTATTCTTATTAAGAATAGTAAGCACGGTATTTCTTACTGAGTTTATCATCTATTTTTTTTACAAATATACAAAAAAAAGAAGGCACAATTTGCGCCTTCCTTCATCATTAATCAATCACAAATCAAAACTATGATAATAATGCTTCAAGCATTTTTAACGAATCTATACCTTCATCGCTCTGCAAGAATCTTGCTACTGCTTCATAAGGCTCTTCATTAAAAGGAACTGATAGCATCTTTTTCTTATTAGTTGCGGTATTAAACCAAACCTCTTTGCTATTATTCTTCAAAGTTAATAACTTATTATCAAAGAACAAACGAACTTTTGCATGAAACTTTAATTCAGGATCATTCAATATATTTAAGAACTCCTTAGGCTCACTCTTAGCAAATACTAAGATATCTCTCTTAAGTTCTGCTGTAGACACTGTTGATGGGTCTTTACCAAACATTACCCTTGTAAGCATCTCTATTTGGTCTATAGTCAATTGGCGAGCTTCAATTAAAGCATCTACCTCAACATTTAAATCAGATACTTCTTGTGTAGCATCTTTTTCTCTGTCTACTTCTCCGAATATTGTACCATTCAATGGGTGGTAGTGTAAAAACTCTTGTAGTACCGGATTTGTTCTTGGAACTCTTAAGAAGCCATCTTCAAATATAATGGGCTCCATAATTGCATTTCCATCTTGCTCATCCTCGAAGGGAGACTTTTGATTTACCGCATATCTTAAAGAGCGGTTAATATTATTTTTCTCATCATACCACATTAGAGGGAATCTTGGGTGATTACGTGATGCTAATGTGTAAGAAAGTGGAGTGCCTGTGTTTAACTTGTAAATCTTATCTGTAGCTATTTTACTTGCCATTTTAATATAATTTAATTTGATTTAAAATAATTTAAAAAAGCAGGGGCTTTTAGACCCCTGCTATATTCCAACCCTATTTACTATCCATAACGGAACAATACGAAGTTGTTTGCACCTAAAGTACATACACAACGCTCAGAAAGGAAGTTAACCTCCATTGCATCTAAATCGCTTGTAGCAGCACCGCCTGCAGAACCTGTAATCCAAGTTTTGTAGCGTCTGTCTTCAGCTTCAGAAGCTCTGTAACGAACGTGTAAGAAAGGACGCTTAGCATTCTTGCCCATAATTTGGTCGTACACTGAAGTAGAACCTGCAGGAACAAGAAGACCTGTAATTGTACCTGTTGCAGTAGAAGCAGTTGCATTCAATCCACCTCTCATTGTAGGATCGTTTAGGTATTTCCAATCAGACTTGTAGAAATCGTAACCTCTACGGAATCCTGAGAAACCTAAGTTTAACGCCATATTGATATCGTTATCAAATAGACCATAAGAAGCAGCATTAGCAGCACCTGATACAGCATAACCATTCAATGTAGCTAACATATTGTCTATGTCAAAACTCAATCCACGATTAACAAATACAACGTTCTCTTCGATAGAACCTTGCTTGTCTAAACGAGCAACGATTGTATCCCAATCAGAAAGAGCAGTTGGAGTACCACCACCCCATACGTTACCACGATTGTTTACAACGTAGAAGATACCTTCAGAACCTTTGTATCCTGCAGTTAATGCGCCTGATGAACTTGCAGCAGGAACAGCTTCAATCATTGCAGTCTCAAGATAATCTTCAAAACGTAAACGAGTCTCGTGCTCTGATTTCAAATACCACAAGTAACCTGTAGCACCGTTCTCAGTAGTAACTTCAACCCATCCAATTTGAGCCATATCAGAACCATTTACTGCATACTTGTCCTTGATGATGATTGGAGAGTTAGAGTAGATATCATCTTCTCCTTCTAAAGAACCAACCATTCCATTAGTTCCTTTCTTAAACTCAGAACCATAGATAAATACAGTACAAGCAGTAGATACCGCAAAAGCCTGACCTGCAGTTTCGTAGTAAGCAACTGTGAAAGTTGTTGCAGAAGGAACAGCAGTAACGATTGCTTTGTTGAAAACACCTGAAGTGTTATTCTGAATCATTACAGTTTGTCCAATACGAATTGCTATGTAAGTAACTCCTGAGTCAGCAACAGTAAATGTAGCTGTAGAAGCACCTAAAGCAGCAGCTGAAGTACAGCTTGTGTATTTGATGTGTAAACGACCTTGTTCTGCCCATTTGATTTGGTCAGAGTTAGAAGGCATTTCAGCACCTACCATTCTTAAGAATGAAGATACTGTTCTATTACCATAACGCTCAAATTCTTTCTCATAAGTATCAGGTAGATACTGATTCAAAAAGTTAAAGCTGGTAATGTAGTTTGTTTGTAGAGCCACTTGTTCCGGTGCCGGTTGCAACGCGTACGTAGGGCTACTTAATAAAGCACTTGCCATTTTTTTTAATTTTTAAATTGTTTTAAATACGTTTTATACTGCGGATTTTCAGGCCTTTACCTGAATCAGGGTTTACCGCTCTCACCTGCACGCCATCCTTACTTTTTGAAACTTCAGGCGACTTCTGCTCTCCCATGTTTACATTCTTAATCTTTCTTGTAACATCATCTACAGCATCAGCCAATCCTTGTTCATAAAAGAACTTTGCAAACTTATCAGGATTCATTGCAATTGACAAAGACCTGTGGTATCCTTTTGCATCCTTAATTAATCCATTATCATCTAAAAACTTTGCAATAAAGTTAGCAGGTGTAGATTGGATCTTTTTTAATTCAGCAGCTTCTCCCGGAGTAAATGTAAGTTTCTTGTTATTGACATCAAATTCAAAACCTTTGAACTCTCCATCAAACAACTCGTTAGTCTTTTGGTCAAACCATTGACGCTTACGATTTGTCTCCTCTTCTATGGTCTTTGCTTGGTTTAAGTATTGACGATAAGCATTGTATTCTTCTTCCTCTTCTTTTGAAATTCTTGCTGAACTTGACTCAAGTGGCAATTTGTATTTCTCTTTCTGAGTATTAAAGAATTTTTTAGCTTCGTTAATAACCTTCTTTCTTTCAATCTTAATCTTCTTGATTTTAGACTCATCATCAATATCCTCATCATATCTATAGTCATCCATCAATGCATCTATATCTTCAGCATCAAGACCTTCTTGAGTAGCTGACAAGTATTCCTTGACAAGTTGCTCAGGGTCCATAGCATCGTGGTCTTTTCTTAAATTAAGAAAGTCCTCAAATCCTCTGCCTGTTTCTTTCTTATATTTTAAGAAAGCAGCAACATCTTCAGGTAACTCTTCAGTCTCTTTTCTTTCAGCAACCAAATCATCAAATGAGTTGATTTGCTTATTATACCTTTTACCAATATATGAAAGAACTTTTTGCTCATCTAACTCATCTTCCACTTCTACAACTTCTTGAGGAGCAACCTCTTCTATAACTTCTTCTTTTTGTTCAACAACAGGTTCTTTTTTATTTATATTAGACAAATCAATATGAGGTATTTTGTCCTCTTCTTTTTTATTGCCTTCAACTAACTGTTGCTCAACTTCTTGAACACTTTTTGGTTCAATAACATCTAATGCTTTTACTTTTAATTCCATTTAATTTGATTTTATTTGTTACAAAATTATGCAAAATTTATTACACTTTTAACGAGGCTCAAACTCAGCCATATCAAATCCATCTAAGCTATCCTCATTTGATTCAAAACTTAATGGAGGTAAATTATTTTTTCTTTGGTCTATTAACTTAGACTGCTCTGTATTCTGTTGACTTATTCTTTTGGACTTTGAATCTTCTCTATCCTTCTCTCTTTTAGACAACGTCTCCATCTCCATTCCGTGCAACTGCTGATTATACTGAAACTCTTCAGCCATCAAATGAGATTTAAACTCAGCCTCTTTCTGCATTTTCATAATATCAAACTGCACTTCAGCTTGTTTTATTTTCATCTTAGCCTCAGTCTCAGCTTGTATTTTTTGCATAGCCGTTTGTGCAGCTAACTGCTGAGATTGCATTTGCTGTTGTGCAGTAATAGCTTGTTTCTGCATAGCCATCTTCTCTTCTCTAGCTTCTTTGTTAGCTCTCTTAACCTTAAGCAATTGATTGGCAAGTTTAAGATTTCTAATCTCACGTATGTCGATTGCATCCTCAAGATTAATATCTCCTTTAGATAAAGCCATTTGTATATTAGCTTCAAGCTGTGCTTTTTGGTCTTCATCAGGAGATATCTCTATGAAAATACCAAAATCATAAATATACAAGTCTGATATTTGGTCTAATATACCAACATTATACTTTCCTATCTTATTTACAAAGTCATCTTTAAAATCAGAATACTCTAATATATCTGCAACTCTATATGTCAAAGCCTCTGCTAATGAACGATATAAGAATAACCCTGAATCTAAAATATGTCTTGTGGCGGTATTGGAATTTAAAGCGGCTAATTTTTGTAGACCAACTAAAGAGTTAGGATCAGGATTAGAACCATCCCTAGCTTCATTTAAGCCTGTTACAGACCTAATCATATCTAAGTAATGATTATAGTTAGCTATAAGCATTTGTGTCTTTGCTGCGCCTGAATTTGAAGTAAGCTGCGTAATAGGGACTCTTGCATTATTAAAGTCTCCATCCTGAGTAAAGCTCCTACCAATCACACTACCTGTTTGGAAGTATAATCTTAATGCATCCTCAGGATTATAAGCATTGCCTGTACCCAAGTCAACCTCGTTCAATCCATCGGCATCTATAAACACACCATCAGGTACAATACGATTTATAACTTGTTGTAATTTTAAGTGAGTTATCTGAATCAAATCAGCAAAAGGAATCATCCTTCTGCACAAAGACTCAATAACTCCTTTATACATACGTGGAGCACAAGAAACATAGCAAGGTATAGCGTGTTGAGTGGCAGACTTAGGTCTAACCATATTCTGAGCCATCTCCCACTTTAATAAAATGTTGCTACCCATAACAAGTATACCCTCGTACCAAACGTCAATAGTCTTCTCTATCTTTTTAAAGTTACCTTCCTCCATCATCTCTGCAGGAGGATTAAAGGTATCATCCTTCTCAATTACTCTTGAACCGCCATTCTCAAGTATTCTCTTCTTATATACAATCTTCTTTGTAGTCTTGTAATTAAAATAAAGTAAAGTGCAAGTGTCTCTATAGAACATACTATTCTCATAGAACTGAGCTACATTAAAATAATCATACCAACCTCTACTATATTGCGATATCTTATCTAAATCTTCGTGAGTTAACGATTGGTCTATCTTCATAAGCTCAGTCATTGGAACTGTCTTAATCTCTCCCCAATAGAAACAATCTCTAAAGTATGGGTCCTCAGTATAACTATAAACCACATTGGCAGGGTCTACATAAGATATCTTTACTCCTGCTCCCGGAAGAAACTCGTGCTTCGCAATAGCAATCCCAATAACAGTAGCATCATAGTCAAGTCTTTTTCTTATATCGTCATACTTGTTTTCATCAAACATTGTATTGATAGCCTCCTCTTCAGCAATCTCAATAGCAGGCTTATACTTAAGTTGCATATGCAATTGCATCTCCTCATCACTTTCAGGTAGCTCATCAGGATTCATCATAAATGGATCTACACCTGCTCTTTGTTGTATAATACTAAGAACATCTTTTGCTGTAGACTGTCCTTGAACCATATCCTGATACTCATTCCTCTTTTCTTGAGACATCGCATCCTGTGCATACGCCTTAACTTTGAAAAGCCTATCAGACATTCCATTAACTACAATATCAACAAACTTTGGGATAACAGGCACTGGAGTCCAATCTATATTTAGATAAGATAAATCTCCATCAATAGCCAACTCATTTTTATATTTACCTATTGGTTGCTCGCCTCTTGCATATAATCTTAGCCTATGAAAATCACGCCATTGTCCATAATATCTACAAGAGTTTCCGTCTTTTCTAAACCACTCATATTGAATGGCTTGACCAACTTGTAGTCCAAAATCATCTGATGCCTTTTGGGCATCACTAGCTAATTGACTTGGAAACGCTGCTGATTTTATGTCTATTACTATATCTTTCATTGAATCAATTGACTTTGATTACCATCATTTCTATATCTTGCGAAGTTAATACTTATTTTCGATTCTTTTTTTTCAGGCATATATAAATGCTTCTGATTAGCCATTATAGCTAACCCTGAACTTATAGCGGCATCAAACCTTGTCCTATCGCTTATATCAAACTTTGCCCAATCTTCTAGCGTCTTCATAAATGGCATCGTTCCCATCTCCTCAGGATCTCTATACTTTCCTTCTAAATCTAATCCTACAAACTTCTCAATATATGACTCAATAGCCGATGCGTGTGATTGCCTTACGTCCTCAGAGCTATTAGGTATACCACCTAGCTCACGCTCTGTTTTTGAGAGCTTTGCAAATGGCTTGTCAGGTCTATTCATACAGAAACCTCTATATCCCCTATTCTTAAAATGATAAAGAAGTCTTGGCTTATTGTTCTCTGCAAGTATTGGCATACCATAAAATACACAAGCCATAAGTACCTCTTCAAAAAATATCTCAGCTGTTTGAGGACGAGCAATATATTCTAAGAAGAACTCATTGACAGGACCCTCATCCATATGGAACTTAGTCATCCCGTGAAGGGCACCATTAGAGCCACGCCCTACAACAACAGCAGATATATCATAAGAGTCACAACCAAATGAACCTAAATGCTCATTACCCGGATATTTCATCCCATTTCTTATATGTACATTATTTTGGTAATGCTTAAGTGGCGTCCAACTAACTAAAAATCTTCCTGACTTGTTTGGAGACCAAACTACCTCAGTATCTTTAACCCCATCTTTCCAACTAAATGAGCCACGAGTGATGTAATGCTCTTTAATCATAGAGTCATTGTAATCTATCTGATGATATATCTTAGTCAAATTAAATAACGCTTGCTTACTCTCATCTCTAAATGCGTGAGACTCTGTTCTTGGAAACTGACGATAAAATTCATTTAATGCATCTGAGTCATTTTTTAATGAGTCTACCTCTGCCTCCCAATAATCAACAGCTCCATTTATTATCTTCATTCCATCAACTCCTATTACAGGGTCACTTGGCTTTCTAAATACAGGCATACCATATCTATCTATAAACCCTTCCATATTCCATTCCATTGGAATAAATAGAGCATACAGTCCACTTTTAGTCTGTCCGTTTTTGTTTCGCGAGCTGATTCTTGAATCCTCATACAAACTTTTAAAATTATCACCACCCTTACTCAAAGCATTCGAGGTAGAGCCCATCATACATTTACCTATTATCTTACTACCTAATCTTAAACAAGTTTTAGTTACACGCCAATTATTTAAGATATTATTTGGCTTAACCCACTTTCCACTCTCATCGTGAGCTAGGAATAGTAGTTTTTCTCCATCATAAGAGTTCTCTTCTGTGTTCTTCCAATCTATTGTAGTATCTAAACCATCTATGTCATTGTCATCTACGTCATACATATTCTTCTTGGTAATCTTTGACGCAGGCACACGAAAAGCTAACTCAGTCTTTGGCTTATCCATACCATCCATTACAGGTCTAAAGAAAAATGGCAGTCTGCTATTTATTGGAACTACCTTATCTGTAAACATCTTCTTAGCATCAGAACCTGTCTTAGATAAAATGCCAATACGAGCATCACGTGCAAGGGTAGCTATATTAACGCATTCTGAAGATGACATAAAAGAAAAGCCTGAACGTCTTATTTTTAGGTATATCATACCAAACGCCCTATTATCTGCTCTGCAAGCTTCCCAAAAAATAAAGTATATTCTATTAGCTTCTCTATAATCAGGGTATCCTATATCTATGCTTGCCCATTGTAAGTACATCCAATGAGAACCTGTAATGTATGTAGGCACCCCATTGTTCATAAACCAAAAGCCATCCTCTCTGTAATCAAATTGTTTTTCTATGTAGTCAACCCAATCATTTTTAAAATCAGACGCTCTCTCATTCCAATGGAATATAGATTGAATTTTAGTTAACTCTTTAGGCAACATTTCTCTTTCCCAATATTGCTCTTCTTTCTTATTACTTCTTTTGAAACATTTATCAGGAGCAGGAGGCAATGCAATCATTAATCCTGATATATTTATAGTTTGACCTATCTGACCACTTTTGGAGATAACTACAATATCGTGCTCTTGGTTATATCCATACGCCCATCCTTTAGCCTTATTTTTCTTGGCTATTATCTCAGGTAGAATATATCCATCTACCACATTATATATACTATTTAGATCTTCGTTCAGCAAATCCTTGTTTTGTGTCTACTTTACTTACTCCTTTCTCTATTGCTTCTAAGTTATCTTTTTCAGTCTCTATTCTTGTTAGTATCTCAAACGCATCAAATATAGCTAACTTTTTTGTTGCTGCTGCATTCTTTAACTTATCTGCAGACAAGTCATCTCCTTCCTCATCTGATGGCTTAAGAATACTTTCTTCAGCCACTTTGATAAGCTCAAGGACAGCCTTGTGCCCTGCCTGTATTATTCTAAGTTTTGTTTCTTTGCTTGTCATTATAACTTGATTGTTATTTGATGATCATACACTCTATATAGTTTTTCATCATCAATAGTAAACTCATACTCACTATCCGGAGCAAAACACACTTTATCATTTGGAAAAATGTTCTTACTCATCAGATATTCATTTGAATATTTGACAACACCCATAAGTGGTTCTTCTGAGAATGGCTTATTAATATACGATTCTGTTGGGGGGATAGGTTTTATAAAGCAATACCTGTCGTATGCGTTCCACGTGGAACCGTGCTTATACATAAAAAATTGGTCAGGCTCGATAAAGAATAAGTCATCTTTAAAAAAGCTCTTGCCGCTTTTCTGCCTACCTTTCATATCATTGTAAAACTTAAATGCATTATGATGCACAAGTAAAGTATCTCCTATTACAATAGGACCTTGATAACCTAATGGAAGCTCGATAACTTCAGCAAATCTATTTGAGAACTTATGGTCTTCCTCAGATGTGCTTACTATAAACTCAACCCCTGCAATGTCCTTTGTGTTATCGTAGCGTTTTCCATTTATAGGTTTAACTATAAAGTAGAATGGTGAACGCATTTAAAAATTTATATTATATTCAATTGAAATCGGAATTGTAGTAGTAAACTCTTTCCACAAAACTACTTCTTCTTTATCATTTATAATGTAGATAAGAAAAGATTGTTTTGATGTATCGTATTTGATTAAATGTATTTGATGGCTATCAGAAAGAACAGGTTGCCCTACAATATAATGCATTGCTCCATTCTTATAATCAAGACCTATTGATATTTTTCTAATGTCCATTAGATTACTATTCTTATTTCTCCTGTAGAAGTTCTATATATATTACCAACATCTAACCCACCTGCTAATGCTGCAGCATTGTTTGAAAATGATTCTAACATATTTCCATTTTCAAATATAAAAGTAAAAAGCTCACTAATTGTAAAATTCTTAGTTGCATTATCGTGTGCGCTATCCGTTCCTATCAATTTATCACTTCCTGATATAGGAGAGTTGGCTATTGTATATGTTTCTATTTTTGCCATTTATTATTTATTTTTTCAAAGATACAAAATTATACAAGAGTTAAATTCAATTGATATGCACCCCAAGTGTATGCTGCTTGATTTATATCTGTTGCATCACCCCATATCTGATATTCTTCACCACTCATAGTTAAATTACCTTCTGCTACTTGTATTGATGATGTGACACCTTCAGCATCAGTTGTTACTGCTAATATCTGATAATAAAATGTAGCACTTGTAGTTAAGTTGTCATTAATGCTAATCATATTAAATATATTAGCTTGTACTTGTTGTCCATTAGACCAAGATGTAATTGGTTGTATTGCTTTCATATATATTAATTTATTACAAAAAATCCTATTGATGTTTCAGCAGTTGTTGCTGCTCCTAAATTGATTACAAATGAACCTGCTGCAGGTACTACATTTTTAATAGTTGCAGTTGCATCATTTGTTCTGATTACTGCAAATACTATTGATGATGCAGTAACAAGTGAGTTTGTTACAGTTACTGTTGTTCCTGCTGCTGCTATATTTACTGTTCCACTTGGTTTATTTATTGTCTGATTGCCTGTTGTTCCTGATACAGTATTAGTAGCAGTTAAAGTTATTCCACCCCCACTTGTAATTCTCATCTTCTCAGTCATAGCTGTTCCACCACTTTGAGTTGAGAATATCATATCTCCACTTTCTGAACCTGCTGTGTTTACAAGATTAGTGATATTAATTCCTGCTCTTGCTATTTGAGCTGTACCATTTCCTGCTCCAAATACTAATCCATTTGAATTTTGAAAATCATAAATTAGTGAAGGTTGTCCTCCTCCACCTCCATTTGCAATTAAAGACATAAGTCCACTAAGATTACTACCTGCATTAGTAGTTTTAAAAGTCCAAGTATTCCCAATAGTAAATCTATTACCTGGAGTTAATGATGCACCTGATAATGTAAGTGCATTACCTGATGCTACTGCTATTGTTCCATTAACATATAATTTATATCCATTATCAGTAGATGTTCCTATAGCTAAATTATTTGTATTTTCAAAGTAAGCTGATGTTCCAAATAATATATTCCCCTTAGTAGCATTACTTGTTGATGATAATGTAAGGGAATTAGAAGCAGCAGTTCCCCCTACAACAGATTGACCTCCTGATACCCCTGTTGATAGATTAGATGTAACTGTTCCTGATGAATTGGTAAGACCTGTACTGAAGGTATAAGAACTTCCCCCACTATATTGAGGAATATTAAGTGTATTACCTACTAATGTAGCAGCACCACTTGTTCCTGTTGTTGTTAAGGTTAAAGTGCCTTGCTTACTATTTATTTGTGTTTGTATAGCACTTGTTACTCCTTTAACATAGCTTAATTCAGTTAATGAAGGATAAGTTGCTACAGCTAAAGATTGAATATTACCACTACCATCTAAGGCAAGTATTTGTGATGCTGTTAGGGAACTCAAGACAGGAGCTGTACTAAATGTTTTTGTTCCTGCTATAGTTTGAGCATTTGTATTTATAACACCTCTTGCAGTAGCTGAAGCATTAGGTAAGTTAAATGTATGGGAAGTGCCACTTGACACTATTGCAAAATCAGTACCACTTGTTCCCGTACCCAATGTCTGAGAAGCTCCTGTCAAGGAATTGATAGCAGTAATTCCCGTACCTGCCATAATACCACTCTGTTGTGTAATAGTAAGTATAGTAGATTGTATAGCAGGATGCGGATATGGACTTGTTTGAACAGTTTCAGAATATATAGACATATTAGCATCAGAACTTGCCCAATATAGTTCTATTATATCTCCTGCCACTAATTGAATAACATAATTCCAAGCTGCCATCATATATGCAGGAGAATTACCTTGTAAAGATAAATTACCTGCACTATATGGAACATCAGTTCCATTTTTTCTTAACCAAAAGTTTGCAATATCAACACCTGCATCACTCTTATCTAATTGAGAAGAAAACTGTAAATTGTAAATACCTGTATTAGCACATACAATTTGAGAAGTCATTGTCCCTGTATATGTAGCAGATGTTCTAAGTTGAGAAACTGAAACTACATAAGTTCCTATTCCACCTGTACCACTTGTAAATGCAGATATAAATGTTCCTGCTGTTATACTACCACCTGTTAATACCATCCCCACCTTTAATGTCCCTGATGTAATACCTGTAACATTTAATATAGTCCCTGCTCCTGCTCCACCATTATTAATAGTTCCTGTAAAAACAGCAGTTTCTGTTTGTAAAGAAAATCCATTAGCTAAATCAGTAGTATTAAATTTAACTGCTCTTGGAGTATCTGCAGTTGGATTAGTTTGTATTGTAGAATCTGATATTGCTAAATAATATCCTGTAGGTGTAGCTGCTGTATTACTTCCCCATTTAAGTCCTGTAGTTGTAGTACTATCTGCTATTAATATTTGTGTATCAAGTCCTACAGGAAGTCTTGTATTTGTTGAATTAAATGTATACAAATCTCCTTTGGTTGTAAGGGGAGATGTGCCTGATACATTAAGTGTTGTTCCTGAGAATGATAAACCTGTACCTAATGTTATTTCTTCCATTACTCCTGTACCTGCAGTTCCCCTACCAATAAGTTTATTAGTAGCCATAGATGTAGAAATCACAGGGGCTGTCCCACCTGATGATGTTATAGGGCTTGTTGCTGTAACCCCTGTTACCGTACCTGTTCCTACAGGAATAGTTATTGCTCCAAGACTATTTGCTGCCACCCCATTTACTGTCAAAGGAATATATGCAGATGCTACATAATTAGGGAAGGTATACTCAGTAAGTCCACCATAATTATTTGTATTAAATTTTAATCTAGTTCTAGTTGCTCCTGAAGTAAATTTTATAGACTCATTATCTATATTTAATACTTTTAACCCACCAACATTTGATATATTTATAAAGTCTCCACTCGAATTTATATTAACCGAAGGAGCGCTATTTACGCCTTGATTTGCAGAAATAAGATAATTACCTCCACTAGATGAACTATCTATATCAGGCGGAGTTCCTGAAACATTTGTTGTTTCTATTTTAAAATATCCACTATATGGATCAGTCCAAGACAATGGTCCATAATACCCTACTCCTAAATCTTCATTACCTAATGATGTTGATGATAAATCTTTATTTACTAATATAGTATTAGTAGTAGTATTACCTATATCAGTTACTTGTTGTAAGTTTTGAGAACTTGCTACAGAAACCGTAACATTCCCCGACATATCCGCAAACGTCCCATTTACAGACATTACAAATGCTCCACCATAATTTGGATAAACAAATGTTTGATTGTTATAATTATTAGCAACAACATTTATACTATTAGCGCCATTGCTATATATTACTCTATCTATTAACTGAGTAAATGTGTTTGAGCCATCTTGCAATCCAATCTGATTAGTAATCCAATAAGATGTATCTCCACTTCCAAAATCATATAATTGGATGCCTGTTAATGGAAGTATATTTGACTCTACATCAAGCTTTATAGTTGAGCCTAAGTCATCATTAAGAAGTATATTCCTAGCTCCTGTATTACCATTAACTAATACATCTTGCAAGTTTTGAGATCCTATATTATATGACCATATCGCAGGATTACCACTACCCTGACTTGTTAATACCTGACCAATCAGTCCTTCTGTTCCATCAGCAGTAAACGTACCACTTATAGATAAATTTGTTGCAGATAAACTATATGGACCTAAGTCAACATTATCGGTAGCATTATTATATGGAACTAAATAGTCTCCTATAGCTACAGCAAAATAGGCGACTAAGTCGCCTACTTTATAATTCTTTGTAACCATATCATTATTGGCATCACTGCCTATAACCTTATCACCATCGACAATTGTACCATCGACAACGTATGTGCTTATCCTTGCCAATTTGTTTCATTAATTTAAAGTCAAAAGATATAATATCTTGTCTACTAATCCAAGCATCTCATCGATGATGTTCTGAAGCTCAGAAGGATAATTGTTTCTTTCTGTATCAAGAATAGATCTCAACTCTTTTAAATGAGTAGTAGCATCCATTACTTTAGATTCAGGTATTACAATCTCAACTCTCTTTGCAAATCCAAAGTATGCTTCTGTAAATGTATCTGTCAATTCAAGAATACCATCATAATACATATTCAATGCCTTATGTTCAGCAAATGAAGTTGTCTGTAAATGAGCAATATGCATTGCATCTCTTGATTGAAATAACGTTCCAATGAATTTTCCCGGTGTCATATTAATCTTGTTTTTTAGTTACCTCTCCTGTTTGAATATTAATTACTGCATCTTCGCCATACTTTTCAATTAATGACTTCTCATTAATAGCAAACTCTTTTCTCAACATATCAATGTGTTGAAATACATTTTGCTTCTGTAATTCTAAATCGCCCAATGCATTTTTAGACTTTGTAAAGTCATCATTAAGCACTTGAATTTTCTTTAATTCTTCTTCTGTTACTTTGATGTTTTCCATTTTTATTTAATTTAAATTTTTAAAATACAAATATAGTTATTATTGTTGAATGTTTCTTTTAATTGAGCTTCCGAAATAGTAGCCAAAGATAGATAATACAACGCCTTCTGAAATTCCAATAAGATGTATCCATATTTCTTTATTATCCGCAGGTATCTGTAAATATACGATTGCATATACGATAAAACAAAATATTGACAAGCCAACAAAGCCTGTCAAATAAAACATAAAATCAAACTTATGAGTCTTAGCTACCTCAATCTCTCTATTCCTAGCAGAGTCTCTATCCTTTATTTCTAATTCAAATATCTGTATAGACTTATTTAACTCATCCAATGCAATGGCTTTATCTTCAGCAGACATCTCATCTGATGATGAGATAAGGTTTTTAACAATACCAAATACACCATTAGATGGAAGTATGTCACCTACAGTATCTAATATCTTTGGAGCCTTCTGCGTTAAAAACTGACCTACTTTAGTATCTTTGAATTTTTTACCCGGCATATTATATTGATTTTAATTGAAAGTGCATCCCATCAACGCGGCCTTTCCAATTTCCACCCCATTCAAATCCTGTATCAGTAAAACAATTTACAAATCCTACAGATAATGTAGGAGTCATATTCAATTGGTTCCACGCGGCGTTCACATCAATAGCTATGCCCCAAGAATGCAAACTCATAGAACTTAATCCACGCTTCTTACGGATATTAAAACATCCATCAAAAGTCTTTAAATCTCTTACATATCCTCTATCAATTAAATTCTTGAAAGCTTGCGTTAGTGGATAGACCATATCCTTATTGCAGTAAAGTCTTTTAGGGATTGCACCTATCTCTAACTCATTAGGTATATCCCATAGAACCATATTATTTTCTAACGTAGGATCGCCGTATTTCTTTAATGCTTGTGCTGATGTTACCATTATCTACCTTGACCTTTATATTTAGAAACTTTTTTACATTTAGGACCTTTGGATTTACTAGGCTTTCCGCCCTTTCTTTTACCAAATGTCAACTTTTTAGCGTCAGAAACTTTGCCTTTTGCCATTATTTTGCTGTTAAAAACTCAACGATAATCTTTAATGCGCCAATTCCAAAAAGTGTAGCTAAGGCGTAGAAGTAAGCTTTGTATTTTCTCAACTGGTCTTTAATCTCATCTAACTCTGTTTTCATATCCTTAAAGTCGCTGAGTAGACCTCCTGAGTTTCTATCAATAGGATTTCCTGCTAGCAAAGTATGGATATCCTTAATCATTACCTTCATCTCAGAAACCTCTCCTTTAATGGTTTCCAATTCTTGCGCCATAGCATCTAATCTTATGTTTTCGTTAGTACTCATTTTACCAAAGTCCCATTACGTTTGTAGCAGTTGTTGATGTAGTTCTTAGTTTTATTACTTGAATAGGAAGCGTAGTGCCTGCAGGAACCGCAAAGAATGTTGCAGTATCTCCGCCTATAGTTACAACTGAAACATTGCCTGCTCCTCCAACGTATAAAAAACAACCCGTATTCCCCAAACCTGATTGAGAAGACATTGCATATACTGCATAAAGCTTAGCTGTAGCTGTAAAAATATTTGCATTTAAAGTCAATTGAGTTTGACTATCTACACTAACTACAGTTGCAGCAGTCTCGTCAGTATCATTATGCACAACATCACCTATCTGTATGTTGTTAGTAATAAATGTTGCAGCTGAATTAATCAACTTGAATGCTGTTGCAGTGGTATTTGTTCCTGTAGTAACAAGAGCACTTGGGTTTGCTATAACAGCATCATCTGACTTATGCGCTCTTACCGCTCTTGAAAACTGTGATTTAAATACTGACATTTTTTATTTTTTATTATTGTAAGGAAATATTCTATTCAAAGCATCCTTACGAGCATCGCATCCGCAATCTTCTTTTCCCATTGCCTTAGTAACAGTTTTTACTGCAGACTTTATTCCTGTTGCAGTTGTTATCTTATCAATAGTATCTCCAAGACCTTTGCTCTTGTAAGTTATCTTAGCCATATTAGTCTATTTTTATTTTTGTATCTACTTTTAATCTTCCAAGTATAGCTATTATTAAACCACCTAACTGAATGATTTTAGCTACTGTTTCAGCTGCTTCAGCATTAGTAGTCGTAACATTTACAGGAATTTTAAAATACTCAGATGCAACCCATCCAATTAATGAAATGATTACACCCCAAATTGTCTTAGACTCGTACCAATTTTTTGACTGATTCATAAGTTTATTTTTTCTTTTTACCGGCTACTGCCATTTTAGTAAATTGCTCTTTGCCAAATTTTTTACGACCTATGTAAGCTGCAAGAGCATTTGCTCCTTCTTTGCTTACACCTTTTTTCTTATCTAGCTTAGATGCTAGCTGTGTGAATTTGCTCATAATTATGGTTTTTTAAATCCGTTCTTATCATAACCCGGCTTTCCTTTTAGCTTTTGTCTAGCCAAATCTTTATTACTAGCAGCTAATACATTAGATGCTACAGATATAGAAGAATAAGGTCCTTCATATGACTTAACAAGATTCTGAACATCTCTTTTTACTTTTTTCTTAAAGTATCCTGTACTGTCAGGTGTTGGTTTTTGATATTGAGTTGGAGCCGATGTTGGCGCTAATGGAAAATCTCTGTTTATCATAATTTTATTTTTTGTTTTGTAAAGATACTAAATTTTTGATACCCTATTACCCATACCTACTCTTGACTTCTCTGCTTTCTTTGCAGCTAGTTTAGAAGGAGATATCTCTGATTTCGTCTTTGGTGTTTGAGATGTTATTCTTTTACTTGGTCTGCAGTACTCATTACTACCTCCTGCCCCACACGCCTTGCCTGATTTTGTATCAACCCACTTCTCTGCTTGCCATCTTTTTAAACTTGTACCCTCTGTACTCTTTATCACATTTCCTGATGATTTCCTGCATTTTGCAATAGCCTGTGATGCTCTTGCTGAAGGAAACACATCATACTGTGATTTTACTTTTTTGTAACAAGCGTCTTTAGGCATTACTTTTTCTTTTTAACAGGAATACTTACATTCCCTTTTAAGAACTTCATAGCTCCATCTAATGATTTCTTAGACTCAAACTTTGCAGCTTTCTTAACTATTTTTTTTATTGTAGTTGCCATAGTATTAATATTTACCTCTTCTTCCTTTTGGATTAGGAGTAGTAGCCCCTCCGGGACCTGCCCAAAGATTTTTACACGCCCAATATCTTGGTGTTAATTTATCATTTGCCGTATCGCAACCATGTCTTGCCTTGAAACTCTTACGAGCCGCAGCTGAGTAATTATTGCCATAACCTTTAGCTCCGAAGTGGAGGAGTTTTTCTTCTCCCCCACTACAAGCTTTTACCATCTTTTTCTTGCCCGGTCTATCAGACGGAACAGGATGGTTACATTTCATATTTGACTTATCTGCCATTAGTTAGATGGTGTATAAAAGTCACGACTAGGAGCCCCTACAGATTGAGTCTCAGTCTTTAATCCATTTGAAAGCGTAGCTACTTCTTCTGTAGTAGTAGTTACCTCTTGATCAATTACCTCTTCAGATACTTGATCTGTAGTTGTTGGTTTCTTTGCCATTATTATTTTTTTTAAATATTAATAAGCTTTTTTCTTAGTCATACCTTTGCCTTTAGCAGCAGCCATAACTTTAGATGTAGCGCCTGACTTTCCTTTCATTCCACCCATCTCTTTTGTTTTAGTTGCCATCTTACCACCACCTGAAGGCATTTGCATTCTTGAAGATGCAGGTAAGTTTGGTGTTGCTTTTGTCTTTGCCATTTTTTTTTGTTTTTATTATTATGAAAATTGTTGACCTAATCTTGTATTTAATCCTTGCAATCCTGATATCCTACTTGATGCACTTGGACCTCTCTTTGATTTTTTCTGTTCGATAATCATATCCTTCAACTTCTTGTTCTCTGTTTGCAAATCGCTAACATCAGTAACCTGCTTATTCTTGAAGTTCATAGCATCTAGATCCTCAGCCAATGTAGTCTTCTTTACCTCAGGTTTTTTCTCTTCAGTTTTTTTATCTTTTGCCATATCTTTGTCAAAGATAATAAATAAAATTAAATGAAATCAAAAAGTAATTACCTCAAACATTGGAGGACCGTAAAATTTTATATCAAGGCTAAGTATGAACTTTCAGAAGCCGAACTTGAGTTAATCCTCTTCCTATCCTCAGAAGGATATTTTACCAAAGACGTATTCTTAGACTATGACCGCATCATGTCTTGGGACAGAAACAGATTCTGTAAGCTTATTAAAAATGGTTGGATAGATATCTTTAGAAAAAAAGTAAGAAGAGAAAAGCCTCTATACCAAATATCACGCAAGGCTGAGAAGATGGTAACCACACTTTACAATATCTTAGATGGTAAAGACCTTGAGTTTAGAACAGTAGACCAAACAGTGTACAAGTCTGATGTGTCTTTCACCGATAAGTTCTATCAACGTATGCTAGAAAAAATGAAAGACGACTATAGCCGAAAAAGATTAGATAAGGAATTTAAAATCCTATAATACAACAACAACATCACCTTCTCTGATTATAGTATATGGAGTGTCATCTATGAGCATAGTAAAGCTATGTCCTTTATCGTAGTATATAGTATCGTCAGCCTTAATTGTAGTCACATCAGTTCCCGGAGCTACAACTAATCCTTTCTTATATCTGAACTGATTAGTGTCATCTCCAGACAGTATTAATCCTGACTGTGTCTTTACTTCTTCTTCAATCGATTTGATTACTATGTATTTTCCTATTGGTTGCATAAAATTAAAATTCAGTGTTTGCCCATATCGGGCCTTGCTCAACATTCTCGTATTGTGTTCTCAAGTGAGTCTCAAAATACTCAACAGCATCCTCAAATGGCAGCTCATCGTCAAACATAAGTATGTCTATGCACCTACTCACTGAGTATATCAACCGCGCTGAGTCCAAGCAGACTCCAATCACTCCATCATTGAATCCGTCTATGGTTAAAAACTTGTCCTCAGGATATGCTCTAAGTATTTTATTTAACATCTGACTCATAAGCTCTTGCGATTGTAACGATAGCGTTGGTTGATAAAATTGTTACTGCTACACTCACCGCATTCTGTAACGCACTCCTTGTCACTTTCAACGGGTCAATAACACCCATCTTAATCAAGTCTCCAAACTCACCCGTCTTCAGATTATATCCGTGCCCATTCTCAACACCAATTGGATACACCTCAGAAGGCTTTAAACCCGCATTAGCGAGTATCTGTTGGAATGGAGACATAAGTGCTTCTCTAACGATATTAAGTGCAACCTCGTGCTCCGCAGCGTACAATATGCTAGGATCTAAATACAGCTCAGCACTCTGCTCAAGTAGTGCCTTGCCTGCACCGGGAAGGATACCCTCCTCTAGTGCTGACCTTACTGCGCATACCGCATCGTCAACCCTATCGTACAACTCCTTCTGCTCTAGGTCAGTGTTACCGCCAACGAAGATTACACCTATACCACCTGTTAGTGAAGCGATACGCTCCAACAAGAAGTCTTTGTCATTCTTTTTCTTTGCCTGTGCGTGAGCGTCCCATAACTGCTTAACCCTTTCGTCAATAGCCTCTTGGTTTGCTCTTGCAGATGACTTAAGGATAACAGTCTTATCCTTGCTCACAATAACCTTAGCTGCGTGTCCTAAGTCGCCAAAGTTAATATGGCTTAGGTCGTCACCTGTCTTCTCGCTGAAATATGTAGCGCCAACGCTAATGGCAATGTCTTGCATCAGCTCGTGCTGCTTATATCCAAAGTTTGGCGGCGGCACCGCACATACTTTTAAATTCCCCTTCATCACATTCGCTGCCAATGTGTTTACCACATTCGCATTGCACGGAGATATGATAAGTAATTTTTTCCCCTCAGTAATGATTGGCTTCAACACATTCTCCAACTGAAGGATATTCGCTATCTCAATGTCAGCTACTAAGACCATCACATCCTCAAATACACACTCATCTTTCTTTTGGTAATTGATGAACAGCGGACTGAAATACCCCCTGTCAAACTTTAACCCCATAGTCGTCTCAGCATATGTCTCTGATGTCTGACTCTTCTCAACCGTAACGATACCTGTCTTACCCACGTCCTTATAAACCTCTGAGATAATTCTACCCGTCTCCTTGTCATTGTTCGCAGAGATTGTAGCCACATCACTTATCATCGCCTTCGAAACATTCTTAGCCTTCTTCTTCAACTTGTCCACCACACCATTGGATATCTCCACCATATGTCTCAACACCTCAGTGCGATTATGCGTCTCCGTTATGTACTGCAGTCCTCCCAAGACTAAAGCCTCCGTAAGGACAATGGCTGTTGTCGTTCCATCACCTGCGCTTGTCGCAGTCCTGTCCGCTGCCTCCTTCATCATCTTAACCGCAAGGTTCTCCACAGGATCAATCAAGTCAACAGCCTTAGCAACTGTGACGCCATCCTTAGTTACGGTTATACCGTGAGTATGTTGCGGTGATTCAATCAGCACAGTGTTACCACTTGGTCCTAACGTGCTCTTTACTGCACGAGCCATCTTTGTAACACCATTAATAAGTTTGTTCCTCCCCTCCTGACCAAACTTTAAGTCCTTAGGTAAATAACTTGTGTTGTCTTTGAAGTCCATTTGATTTAATTTGATTTGAAACCAAAGATAAAGAGATTGGTTGAATTAACAAAATGATGTCGGCAATTATAATGACTTCAACCCAATAAATTGGGTTGTGTCGATTTAAATGTCGGTTTATGTCGGGCTTATGTCGACAGAAGTATTGATTTTACTGCATTTGTGTTGAAATGTCGGTTTTTGAACCCTATACTCTCTATATATTTTATTCTCCTTTTATTATTTTTTTCTGAATAGAATCTCTCTTTAAAATCGACATTTTCGACATTACTATTAATAATCAATTAGTTATAGTATTATTTTCGACATAAAATCGACATAAAAAATGTCGATAATAGACATAAGTAAAGATAGTTAAACTAATATAATGAAAAAGCTTTATGGGTTTTATATAGAGTTGAATAAAACTTTTAAGAAAACTAACTCTATATAGCAACAAAAAAGGGCAAGTAGAAACAAGCCCTTGATCTTAACATAATCCAAAACACAATCTTACATTCCTTTCATATGACCCATCATCATATGTCCCTGATTCATTCCCTCAGCATAGATAGATATCTTCTCCATTCTCTTTAACATCTTCTTGGTCTCAACAGCCTTCTGAATACCTGTAGTAGAATTTGGTCTGTTGTTAATCATCATACCACACTCCATCGTTAATCCCGGACCCGCATTCTTCTGTTGGTATATACTGTTCTCTAAACTTGGATTCATCTTTGAGTTATACATAACTTATAATTTTTAAATGTTTACGATAAGCAAATATACAAGTTTTTTTTGAATATCAGAAATGTATAGGTGGTGGATAACCCCCCCATTTGGCGATGCCGGCCCCCGAACCGAAACCGATATTTTTTTCGGTAGGGGGGTATCGATTCCGAAATTCCCTTGCAGATTTTTTGGCGTTTTGGTAGGTCACTAACGGCTACGGCTACCCGAAGGTTGATTGATGTTACAACATTGATGTTGTAACATTGATGTTGTAACATTGACCACTCACTAACGGCAACGCTTACCCGAAACTAACAAGCGTTAGTAAAAAAAACTAACGAACGTTAGTTAGTTTATGCATAGACTAACGATTACCCTTACACGAAGTTTTACAATTTTGATTTTCATACTAAACTAACGGCAACGCATATACGAAGAAAAAATAGTGGAGCATTAAACATATTATAA